GTAAATCCGAGGGTAGCATTTGCATCCGTGAATGCGACTCCAGTAATAACACTTCCAGTGCGAGTGATCGTCAATGGAATCGGGGAAGTGGTGCCATCTCCTACTAAGAAAGCCGTAGGAGCAGATGTATAACCTGTTCCACCATTTTGAATTGTGAAGCCGTAGACTCGTCCTTTCGTAGTATTGTTTGCTGTTTGACCAGCTCCACCCGAGTATTGAGTAGCATCAAGTTTGACCGCAATAAATTGATCTGTATTAAAAGGAGCATTAGCAATGTTTTCGACATTTGCAATGGCTATCCATGTATATCCGGTCGAAGCAGTGAATTCGGTGTATAATGCTTGTCCAGAAGGAATAACTGAAAGTGTAGATCCATCTGATTTGAGACACAACCAGATTTTAGAATCTGCGATTGCGTAACACGGATATGTCGTCACCGACCCAACAGTTGTGGGAGTAAAACATGCGCTATCATTTGCTGCGTATGGCTTGTGTCTATTTCCAGTTTTCCAGGCAACGTTAGGAATGATAATTCGACTCTTCGTAGAATCCAATTTTAGAAGTGACATCAAATTGTTTCTGACTTCTTTCATGTCGCCGACTGATCCAATCGGGGGTGGAGTAACGAAATCAGGATCAGTTTCGATAAATCCACCGCTTGTGGGCCAAGCATCTGTTTTTCCGATACCGACGTAGTATGTATTTCCTTCTGTTCCCAATATGTCTGCTAAGACTGAGGAAGCAGAATTTCTTCTAAATTGATCTGTGATGATAGCAGCCATTTTTGTTTAATTCTATAGTAGTAGTTATGAGTATTTATAACGAAGTATTGTATGCATACGCAGCTTCCCAATTTGTTTCATCTGGTATAAGAGTATAATTAACCGAAGCCATTTCCCATTGTGATTGTGGATATGTTATATTTCCAGATGGAGTTACGAACGTAGCACTCTCATCTGATTCAAAGGTTGAAATTTTCCATGGATACCAACTTCCACGAACGGACCCGACGTGAGTGATGGCATTTGCCATGGCGGCTTCAATCGTGATATTGGCATATCCATCTATCAAAGGATTAGGATCCCAAAATTTGAGATATTCGATATACTCGCTTTTTATTTTTTGCGCAGAAGAATTCGTCGCAACTAGTATCGATTGGCTGATAATATAAACAGCACGAATGAAATCATTTTCGGCGCCGTTGCTAATGAGCGCGGCGATGACAAATCTAAGTTTTCTAGCATTTCCACTTAACCAACCTGGTTGAAATTTAGGGCTATGAAATGCGATGGAGTTTGCATTTAATGTATGAGGACTCGTATATGCATTTAACCAACTTAAATCTGCGGTAGGGTTCGTAGAGTTATAATCTATATAATTATCCCAAACGTTAGAAACGGAAATAAGTACTAATAATTGCGAAAACAAATACAAGCCAGCAGGATGTACCAGTTTAAGATACGCTTTTTCCCATTCAGAGAAAGTAACACCACTTTTAATTCCGTAAGAATATTCTTGCCAAACATATCCATCCTGAATTCTGTTTTGATCAGAAGTAAATCCCTTTCTATTCGAATAGACCCAATCATCACCGGAATATGATCCGGATCCATCAGAAGTTTTAAATAAATAATCTTTAGGATAAATTATTTCAATAAACTCATCAAAAAATATACGAAAAAATACGTTTGCGCTTTCGGCTGTTCCGCGAATGCTATAATATTTTACGATCTTTTTATATAAAGATACCCTATCGATGACTTTAGAATTAGGTATACTGTTTGCGATTTCTGCTTGTATAGCATCCAGATAAGAAGCAGACACGCGATCTATATCATGCTCGGCGGTAATATTCGAGATTACGTTACTCGGTAATCCCACAGTATTCATATAATTGTAATACTGTTCTAAGAATCCTATCAATGCCGTGGCATTTTCAGAGATAGCATGCGGCAACAAGTCAGCCGTACGTTGCGACTCTTGATTACGTGGCCGCGAATCTGCTATGCTGAGTATCATACGTCTTTATTGAATGTTGTATAATTGATCGCTCCATTAGATCCACCGGAAACGATTTCGTCGATATCACCAAATATGGTCGTTTTATTGAAATCGATCAAAAGGATTTGGTTTCTAACGACTGGAATATCATCTGCTGCAGGAGTGACATATATAGATATCGTCGTATTTGTATCTGCCTTAAGCGTTGTCAAATTAATTAATCCAATTGTTGGGTTTAAAGTCCCCACTGATTGTTGAACCTTTTGAAACTCGCCAGCAGCATTTAGAACATAAACGTATATGTTTCTAAAACTTTCATTGGTAGGATCATATTCGTCGGCCAAATAACATGTTTTACCATCAAAGGGAAATGAAGTCGAAGAAATAAATGATTCTTCTTTATTTGTTTTACCTAATAACTCAAATGAGAATGATGTCGAAGATTCATATGATAACGGGGTAAGATCGATTTGTTTATACGCATACACCCTCGCAGTAGAATTTAAGATAGATATGTTACTATTGTCTATCTTAGATAAAAATTTAGAATGTCTAAAGATGCCATCGAAAGCAAGTAGGTTATCTTTTTCGTATGCTTTAATGGCATCATTAACCTGAGATTGCAATCCTTGCTGAGAAAGCGTAGTAATTGCTGGATTATATTTAAAAAATATATTAAAATATAAAAAGGTATAATCCGGTCTAACTAATACTGGAGTAATCGAAAGGACTCGTTTTGGCTCTAAGAAATTTAAGATCTGTTGTTCTTGTGTTGACGTTAAATATAAATTATCTTCGCTGATGCTATTATTTGAATCACCGGTTGGTTTTATCGAAATGAATACCTTTCCGTATTGTACCGGAACATTATATTCTCCGCCCCAAACAGATATGGAATCAACCGATTTGAACTCTGATCTAATCACCGCTTTGTAGTCTTCAGTAGTGACCGCACGATTCTGAGAAATTAGAGATTGCGGCGCATTTTTACGAATACTATCCAATGATTCACGTTCCGAACCGCCTAGAGCTTTCGCCACCATGACGATAGTTGGATTACCCGTAGTATAGGCTAATTGAGTATCGGCATATTTGAAAGTTGCACATCCATTTGCCGAGGTTCCTTGAGTAACTAGATATTCTAATTCGACAACTGCCAATCCAGCCGGAGCTTTACCAAAAACATTATTTCCAAACGTGATCTCATAATTACCCAAAGCATTCTCGGCTAAAAAGTATATTGCGGATTTATCGGTGATATTATCAAATGTAGAGAAACGAGAATATAATTCAGATTCGCTTACAGTTTGATCGGCGTATACTCGAACGACTAAAGTATTAATATCGACGTTTGCATCCGGAATAATAAATTTTTGATTTTCGTTTGAACTATCGACGCTGTATCGGCTCGTCGCGAATGAACCTTGTATCAACTTTACGTCGTTGAACGAATATTGATTATTAATGTTAATGGTGCTATACGTCTTATCCGTGACGAACTGATACGTAACTCCATCAAGGGAAGATTTAAATTTTGTTCCTTTTGGTAATAGAATTTCGTTACCAATAGAAACTCCATTAGTGGAAGCAAGAAAAGTCATATCGACGTACGCATATGGTGTAATCGTACTATACGGAAGATACCCCAATAACTTAGCCGACGATACGACGTTTGAACGAACCTGCGCAGTATCCAAGAAACTTTCATTTACCGACATGTGCGCTAATACGGCGTTATAGTGCGTATTATATGCAAGCACATCTAACAATAGACTTAAACCTGAGCCATCATAGTCCCAATCTTTAAATGGAGAATCAGTATTTGTAAAATAACTTTTAAGATTACTTTTAATCTGATCAAAGTCAAGTTCTGTAACGTTAAGCTGCGCCATATTAGTATATTATCGTAATCTGTTTAAGTAGAATGAAATTTCCGCCCCTCTATTGTCGTATATGACATTAAAAGAAATATTTACTAAGTAAGAATTTCTATCTAGGTCATCAAGTATCTCTACGCTCACCTCGTTGATTCGAGGCTCATGTTCTGCAAGTACTTGTTCAATTTCTTGTCGAATCGCCATCGCCGTAAATGGAGAAGCGTTTTCGAATAACATCTCGGTGATTCTACAACCAAGTTCTGGATGAAAAGGACGATCGTATCTAGAACTTAAAACTAAATTCTTTACGGAGTTTTTTACTGCCTCGATGTCCGTAACCGGTCGGACATCATTTAAAACAGGATGAACATATAAGAGAGTATTGAGATCGGCATAAATCGTTTTACGGGCGACTACCTTAGCCGATCCGCTTACTGGATTATAATCTGATAATACCGAACTCATATACGTATTTATATACTCCGATATGATTACCAGGTGGAATTATTACCGCGAGTATCTATATGAACAAAGGTGTTATATAAACCTAATCCGCCTCTAAACCTACCTTGATTGCGCCATGACAACAGCGTATTATATACTGATTGCGGAGATTTTCCACTAACCTGAATATCAAGCGCATTGAATACTAAATGGAAACTTCCGAGTTTACCTCCTACATTACGATTATATTCCGGACTTCTATATGAGCTAGTGATGGTTATTTCTCCGCCTAAGGCATCGCTTAATTCATCGACAACACGGAGCGTACTCACTATGTTTGGCCAGAGCGAAGAACTTGGAGTTTGATTTAGCGGTCTCGAGAAATAATTAGTGAATTCAGAGGCTGAGAAATGTTTGAATCCTTGTGCATTGAACCATTCGGCAAATTTTTGACCCTTAATGACTTCGACATGATTGATTCCGGATTGCATGGCCGAACGATCGGCAAGAGCTTTCCAATTTGCAGTTAAAGTAGTTTTTAATGCGATAGATGTTGAATCCGTTGCATCTTTAATCGCCGGCGTTTTGACAGTATGCAAAGTCATTTCGGTGACTAAAGAAGGCAGACTGTTAAGTATAGCATCCACATCCTCTGAAGATATAGTACCATTTGCGTCTTTAATTTTTTGCAAAAACTGTTCATTTACCTTGATCGCCGACAATTTGCATGCATTAATTGCTGCATTGACTTCTTCGATATCTTTCGAATATACAATATAGTCTTGTTGTGTAGATTGTTCGGCGCTAGATAAATTTTGAACTGCGGTATTATCTAAAGATATTCCTTGACCTTGGCATTTAACGACGAACGAAGCGTATGCCGCGCTCGAAACTATGGCTTCAAGGTTTGTATCAGAGCTTATTTTTAATTGATACAGTTCGCTGCTCTCAATCGTCTGAGTGATTGCTTTTCCGGCATCAGTGGCGGCAACCGTTTTCGTCGTGAATCCTTCTGGAAGATTATTTTTCATCGTGACCTCGGCCGGAGTTGATTTTTCCGGAGGACCAGAAGCAGTTATAGCCGGAGGAGCCTCGACGAATGCCGTACCATCAGGATTCAACTTATAGTTTGAACGCATCAGGTCACACGGATTGAGGTTTGCTAGATTCTGAACGATGGTTTCAATGTCAGAAACTATTTGTCCCCATTTTTCGATAAAGGCTTTTGTTTTTTGGGTATAAGTGACGATATCTTCCCCGATACTATCTTTCAATTCTTGCAGATCTAATAAAAAGCTAGGTTTAAAATCTGGAAATGGCGGTATCAAAGCCTCGAATGCGTCTTTCAACTCATTCGCTTTATCTGTAATGGCACTTGTGACTGCTCCCGCAGCGTCTTTGATTTGTTGTTCCAATTCGCTCTTAAGTTTACTAATCGCCGAATCTAACGGATTTCCGGAACAAAGCAATTTAAGTGGGTCTAACTCCATACGCGTATTTATGGATTAAGATTTATCAATGAACCGGTGATGGTAGTCACACTCGCAGCGCCGATAGACATCGTTCCTCCCGCTGAGGTGTCTAAATTTCCACTCGTGAAATCAACTCTGGGTCCTAATGTTTTGAAACTTGTATCCGTAGAAGTGAAATCTAATTTTCGGCAATCTATCTTTGATATACCCGAAACGATCATTGAATCGTTTGTACCTATCGTAATTTGTCTTTCTCCGCCAATGTTTTGTGTGACCTTTCCATAAACCTCGGCATTGTAGTCTGCGCCAGTTTTGATGATCTTGGACCCTTTGATATTTTCATTGTAATTACCCTCGACCTCGAGGTTATAGTTTCCGCGAATCAAAGTATTGCAATCGCCGACGATGGTCAGGTTACAAGTTCCGTATATGTAAACGTTATCGTCCTTGGCTACTATTTTATATGAAGAGCCAACAAGTGTTGTAGTTAAATTTCCGCCAGAATCGATCTGACGCATAGTCCCGCTGCAATGTGTTTCAGAGATACGTTCGGCGCCAGGCGTATCATCTACCTCGATCACGTGACCACTTACCGTACGAGTCGCGCTATTATACGGATACGAAGGCTTAACGGTATCAGCAGTCGAAGGAGGAGTAAAAGAGCCTCGCGTAGCGTCTTCTGCGGTGGGATCGATCGACGTGATTGCCGGCGGAATAGCAGATTCTATCGTTTGATGATCTGTTTGTTGTTGGATACTATATCCAGTACTCTTTTTATATTTGTTTGTTGCTATTTCCGGAGTATCGACACCATTACGTTTAGGATATACCCCGGAAGGATCGGCGAAGGTTGAACCCGGTTGAACGCGAGTAGAATTTCCAGGAATAGATCCAACGATTATTGGATCCTGATAATCTTCTCCGTCTCGAAAAAATCCCATTACCCATGAACCCGGCAAAAGTCCTGTTGAAGTTTGACCGATTCCGGATATCGATGCCGAGGTGACAGGCATCAACGGCGTAGCCCAAGGGAGAGATGACGTAGGAAGTTCCTCGGAATCTGGTGTATGATAACCTATCGCCCGAACCTTGATTCTTCCTCTTTCTTGCGGGTCGTTGATATCCTCTACGACGCCGGTAAACCATTTTAAATCATTCATAATTATGCCGAATCCCTTCCGATCGTTAACTGCGTAGTATATATACCTTGTTCAAATCGATGCGCCGCTTTAAATACAATATATTTTCCGGATAAAGTGGAATCAAACTTATTGAGTTTCGTATCCGCGTTTCCTCTGAATGCCTTTTGGTTATAATAACTTACCGCCTTAGGTATGTTGATGGTTATCTTTCTTCCGGCATTTAAGTATAAGTCTCCGTATACAATGATATCGTGACTTTCGTTTTGCAAGTTAGATATGATAGATTTTGCTTTATGTTGCGATTCGGCTAATGCCGAATTGGAATTTTCCGAGGCAAATCCATACGAAGAAGGATTGGTGTAGACGTAGTTGATACTCGCCTGAGGCATGTTGTTTAGCGTCATCGGGGAACCGTTACGAAAAACACCGAATTCAGTAGAATATGTTTTACCGCTTCCTAGACTCAACTCTTTACTTCCTTCCTTTGAATGATCGAAATTACGTACGGTGATGTTCTTATTCGCGATGTCGACGTATCTTGTTTCCGAGGCGAATGCTCCTTTTCTCGCCTGAGCCACTTTATCTAGTTTTAAATTAGATGTTATGGTAAAGATACGATCAGCCTGCTCGTTGAATCCTTCATTTGTACCAGGCTTCTCGTGGTATTGACTATGATAAACGTAAGTCTTATAGTTAGGATTCGTTTTGTCGGAAATCAAAGAAAGCAATGAAGATAACTGCACGTTGCCATTGATCGTCTGAAACAACATGAACGGCGAACCTGTTTTATCGAATGTACGTTTCGTGAGCCACTCGGCGTTCTTAATCGGTGTATTGATCGGAAGAACGCCTGAAAAGTTAGAGGAAGGTTCACCTGTAATTAAAAATTTATCGTTCGAGACCAGCAGATCATTTACGAATATACTTTTTATATTTTCAGAGGTATTCCCGGTAATAGATCTGCTAATCTTAGTTAACGCCGAGTGATATGCTATCTCACTCAGGGCGACGATCGTATAATACTGAACGTCATATTTTTCTTTATCCCTAGAAAATAAAGGATATTCCTTGGTGACGAACCTAAGTTTGATTAGTTTTTCAAGTGAAGATCCTTTATCGATTTTGGATATCGTAAGACTAAGGATTTCTTGACCGCATAAGCCGTAATCTTCGAACAAGTTAACGTTATCGATTATATCTACGGTCAACACTAACACCGGAGAAAATATTTCCTCGGTTATCGTAAACGATTTAATTAATTTCTGAATATCTACCTGTTGAGCTTTATTATTGGTCAAGGTAAATGATTTGATTACGAATGCACCAGGAAATTCGACACCTTTGCCGTTTCCTGCTACACCGTATGAAATGTTATTAAACATTCGAGTTTAATGCGGTTTTAAATGATTCCTCAAATGATGAGATATATTGCGGGTCGATCACCGTTATATTTTTATGAGATTCATTAATGTTGAATTCATTTTGAACATAAGAGATATAATCCGAATTTGGATTTTTCAACGAATGCATACTATAGCTTTGATTTAATGTCGAGATATGATCAAGCATTAGGCTATAGTATGAAACATATCGTTTGGATCCGTCATCTTCTTCTTTATAAAATGAATATGAGGCATCATAAGAATTTTGCCAAATATCCGAAGGAATAAATTGAAGTTTAGGATAAACAAACAATTCCGGCGAGTCGTCTCTTAGCTTTTCATATTCATAATATAATGCCGGGTCGGTAGTTTGCAACGATTGCAGAACTTTTTCATTCCATTCGATATCTAAAGCATGTATATCATCAAACGCCGTATCTCCTTCTGAGTATGGATTAATGAATTCAAGCGCATAATACGAAACGTGAACGCTAGGATTTTTATCATAAAATGCTTCATTGTCAATGTTTTCTATCCAAAGTTGAAGAGTAGAAGAATCAAATCGATTAATGTTCGCTGAGGCTATTGGTCCTGGACTAGCGTTATATGCGCTAAGATAAAGATATGGCAAATATTTTTCATCGAGCGGTAAACCTATAAAAGTATTATACAGATGCGTATAGGTAATGACTTGGCTATCCGTATCGTATGATCCTGAAATAGTATAAGTTTTATTCGGAATCGCTAATGGAACAAATGTTAAGACTGAATATTTTCCATATTCAGCTTCGACAAATTTATTAAATTCAAGATTATTGAGTGGCCAATTATTTAATCCTTCTTTTAAGAAATCATTGGTGATAAAGAATGTCCAGTAATAATCAGGACTTGCATATAAATTATTTGATACTATATCGGGTCTCTCTCCATCATTGATATAATACGATTTATAAACACTAATCTGATCTATCAACTTATCGTTTACATCGACGTTACGAAAAATATCAGTAATGACCCGATTGACACCATTATCTTGCAGATCAAAAGATCTGAACGGAAACATTGAAAAGAATGACATACTGTTTATTAATTTTAAAACCAATTTTTAACTGCATCAACGAATGACTTAGGGGCATTTGGGTCTTTAGAATTGGTTCCTATTAATCCATTTGCGCCTGGAGATCCTTGTAATGTACCAAGCGCATCAAAACCTATGGCTTTTTTGAGCTTTTCGTTCATCTTATTCACTACAGCCTGAGTTATATTTTCACCCATATTGCTGCCATCCGCAGAAAA